CAACCGTCAGGGCGCGTTAGCTGATGGTCTGCATGGACTGAACCCAAGAAACACAGGGCAACGTACACCCCGTTGATAACCCTACTAGCCTGTTAGCGAGGGACTAGGGTAGACAGAGTGAAAGCGGTGGGACAAGCGCTCTGTTGGATGAATCGCTACCTCATGGGTACTCTGGATAGGACTATAGGATAGTCCCTTCGGGAGGGGAAGGATACCTTTGGCTATCCACCCTTGGGGAAACTATGTCTAAAAAATAGTTGCATAAACAGAAAAGCTGTGATATATAATGTAAACATGGACAACCGCAAGGCCCATAACGGCAGTAATCTGCTCATCGGTGCGATGTAAAGCACAAGTCAAGGCCCAGAGTTATCTGGACAACCAGCGGCAATAAACTCTTTCAACAACCGTTTCAGGAGAAACAAAATGGCAGTTAGCATTTCTAACGCTTTTGTAACCCTGTTCGATACGGAAGTTAAGCAGGCATATCAAGCTGATGCTGTCCTGCGTAACACTGTCCGTCTTCGTACTGGCGTTACTGGCTCTACACACAAATTCCCTAAGATCGGCTCTGGCGTTGCCCAAGTTCGCGTTCCGCAAACTGATGTGACACCTTTGAACGTGACCTACTCACAGGCCACCGTTACTTTGACCGACTGGATCGCCGCTGAATACAGCGACATCTTTAACCAAGCTAAAGTCAACTTTGACGAGCGTAGCGAACTGGTGCAAGTGGTTTCTAAAGCCATCGGTCGCCGTGCTGACCAGCTCATCATCGACGCATTGGCTGCTTCTAGCACCAGCTTGACCGTGTCTAACGACATCGGCGGTAGCGACACCAACTTGAGCGTGGCTAAATTGCGCGAAGCACAGCGTTTGATGAACGCTAACAACGTGCCAATGGAAGACCGCTTCATCTTGATCCACGCTTCTAACTTGAGCAACTTGCTGTCTGAGACTGCTGTGACTTCCAGCGACTTCAACACAGTGAAGGCTTTGGTGCAAGGCGACTTGGACACATTCTTGGGCTTCAAGTTTGTGACCATCGGTGATCGCACTGAAGGTGGCTTGACTGGTGGCGGCTCTGGCTCTGACCGTGTCGTTTACGCTTACCACAAGAATGCAATCGGCATGGCTGAAGGCATGGGTGTTCGCTCTGAAATCAACTACATCCCTGAGAAGACTTCTTGGTTGGTGTCGTCGATGTTCTCGGCTGGCGCTGTTGCAATCGACGCTGGTGGCATTGTTGCTATCACTTGCCGCGAATAAGGAGAACTAATCATGGCTTTTTCTTCAACTGGCTGGAACGTCGTTGGCGCTTCTAAACGTGGCAATGCTCCTAGCATTTACACATACACAACCACTGACGCTATCGCTGATGTGAACACTTCAGGTTACTTCAACACCTTGGCTAACACCTTGGCTGTTGGTGACTTGATCTACTGCGTGACCAGCACTGGTTCTACCGCAGTGGCTACCTTGGTGTACGTCTTGTCAAACGCTTCTGGCGTGGTTGACGTTAACGACGGTACAACCTTGGCAAACACTGACTCTGACTAATCAGTAGTCAAATGAACAGGCCAGTCACTGAGTATTCGGGGGCTGGCCTTTCTCGCATTTAGAGGTGATGTATGGCAAGTGGTGATACCGATCTTAAAGTTTGTTCTGACGCTTTGCTTTTGCTTGGCGCAGCTCCAATCTCGTCTTTTAACGAAGGCACAGATGGAGCCAACGTCTGTGATCGTATCTATCCAGACTTGAAGAAGTCTACGCTGCAATCATTCCCTTGGTCTTTCTCGTTTAAGAAAGTCCAGTTGGCACGGACTATCAACACTCCTGTCAACCAATACAAGTACGAGTACCAGCTTCCATCGGACCGCTTGGGTACTGTTCGTCGTGCTTACAACAGCACAGCCGTTGGCGCAGGCACTTTCACTGATTGGACAATCCAAGGTGATAAGCTGCTGACCAACCAAGAGACAGTCGTTATCGACTACCAATATCTTCCTACGGAGTCAGAAATGCCTTCGTATTTCATCCAGTTGCTCAAGTACATGATGGCTTGGCACTTGGCTGACCCTATCACAGACCAGATCAGCAAGACTCAGCAATGGCAGATTACTGCTGTTGGATCACCTGGTGAGAATGGTCGTGGTGGTTACTTCCGTACAGCAATGGTGATTGACGGTCAAGGTAACACATCTGCTGCATTTGAAGACTTCAGCTTGATCGCAGTGAGGAACTGATGACACGATTAGTCAGCATCCAAACAAACTTTAGCAGCGGTGAAATTGATCCACTGCTTCGCGCTCGTGTTGATTTAAAGCAATACCAGAACGGTGCTGAAACACTGACTAACGTATTGGTACAACCACAAGGCGGTGTTCGTCGTCGTGGTGGCCTCAAGTACCTCATGGAGATTCCTAGCGGCGCTTCTCCTGCTGATGGCACTCGCAGTGTTCCATTTGAATTTAGCGTTGATGACAGCTATATGCTGATCTTTGCTGACGAGCGTATGTATGTGTTCAAAGACAAGGCTTTGATTACAAACATCAATGGCTCTGGCAATGACTACTTGGCTGTGTCTGCCGTGACTAGCAGCATCTTGTCCACAATGTGCTGGACTCAATCTGCTGACACGCTCATCATCACGCACAAGGACATCAACCCAATCAAGATTGTTCGTGGCGCTACAGATGCAAGCTGGACTGTCAGCAACATCTCGTTTACCAGCATTCCTAAGTACGCTTTCACGATTACAACAAGCAATCCAGCGTACACGCTGACACCATCTGCTGTGTCTGGAAGCATCACGTTGACTGCTTCTGGTGGTACTACATTTTCGTCTGGCAGTGTTGGTCAATACATCAACGCAAGCCCACAAGGACGCGCTCGTATTGTTGGCTATACCAGCGGTACTGTAGTTACTGCCGTTACAGAAGTTCCGTTTTTCAGCACATCTGCCATTGCTTCTGGCTCATGGGAATATGAGTCAGGTTATGAGGATGTGTGGTCGTCATCAAAAGGCTGGCCTCGTACTTGTACGTTTCATGAAGGTCGTCTGTACTTTGGTGGCTCTAAGTCTCGTCCGTCTACCGTTTGGGGTAGCAAGGTCAATTTGTTTTTTGACTTCACGCCTGACCAAGCCTATGACGACGATGCCATTGAAGCCACGTTGGACACCAACAGCCTGAACGTCATTACAGACATGATCTCTGGTCGTGACCTGCAAGTGTTCACGACTGGTGGCGAGTTCTATGTTCCTCAGTCTGGTCTTGATCCAATTACGCCATCAAACTTTTTTGTCCGCGCTGTGAGCCGTAGCGGTTCGCGTGAGGGCATCCGAGTGCAAATCTTGCAGTCTGGTACGTTGTATGTGCAACGTCAGGGCAAGGCACTTAATGAGTTCCAGTTCAGCGATACAACTCAGTCGTATATCAGCACCAGCATTAGCTTGCTGTCTAGCCATCTGATTAACAATCCACAGGAATTGGCGATGCGTAAGGCTACGTCAACTGAGGAATCAGACACGCTGTTCATGTTGAACGGTGATGGAACGATGGCTGTCTACTCAATCCTGCGCCAGCAAGAGGTGGTGGCTCCAAGCCGATTCAATACTGATGGCTTGTTTAAAGACATTGGAGTTGACATTGAAGATGTCTACGTTGTTGTGAAACGCACGTTCAACAGTGTCGACAAGTATTACGTCGAGGTGTTTGACACTTCTGTGTTTACTGATTGCGCTTTTACTGGTGGTGCTGCTTCTGGTGCTTCTAGTCTTCCTCATATTGGCGAAGAATTGAACGTCATCTGTGATGGCAACGTGCTGTCAAATGAGACTGTCAGCGGTGCTGGCTCTGTTACGTTTGACCATGCCAGCTCGACTAGCTACGAAGTTGGACTGCCGTTCACGGTTACTGTCAAAACTTTGCCAGTTGAGCCACGTTTAGCTGCTGGTGTGCGTACTGGCTTTGTCAAGCGCATCATTGAAGTTAACGCTTTGCTGTATGAGACTCAGCATCTGACTATCAATGGCAACTTAGTTCCAATTCGTACATTGGACACTGCCAACATCCTTGATAACGCTATGCCTGAGTTCACTGGAACAAAGAAGGTAGGCGGTATCCTTGGATACGACCAAGATGCACAAATTACAATTGGTCAAGACTTGCCGTTGAAGATGACGTTGCTTGGTCTTGAGTACAAACTTTCAATCTACGGAGGTACTTGATGGAAGCCGCAACCGCAATGTATATTGCAGCAGCAGCGTCTGCTGCTTCTTCGTTGGCATCGGCTCAACAGCAGGCTGTCGGTATGCGTCTTCAAGCGCAACAAGCAGAGTTGCAAGGTCGTCAAGGTGCTTTGAACTACAACAAGCAAGCCAATGCTGTGCTTGAGCGTCAGAACCAACTGGCTGCAACAATCCGCGCTCGTGCTGTGGCAGGCGGTGTAAACCCTGACACTGGCAGTGCTTTGACATTGCAAGAGGTCAACGCTCAAAAAGCAGGCGAGGAATTCAACTTGGCTAAAGTCAATGCTGAGACATCGTTGTATGGTGGCTTGGCTCAGTCACAAAGCCTTGAGGCTGGCGCTGGTGCAACAGAGACACTTGGCTTGCTCAATGCTGCATCTACTGCTGGCATGGGATACTATCGTGGCCAACGATTGGCTACACCTGGCGCTCCACAACCTAAGATGGATTGGTATTCATAATGGCTGATTTACCACGTTATCAATCGCTTGGCGTGCAGGTCGCTGATCTGCCTCGCATTAGCACTGCTCCACAACAAGCTGCATCACAGGGTTTGTCAAGCCTGTCTTCAAACTTGGACCGTATGCTGTCGTATGCTGAAGATGCTGCTGTGACGGAAGCCAAGAAGCAGGCGATGAAGTACGCTGTTGAAAATCCTCCTACTCGTGAGCAGTTGGTAACTGCCATGAAAGACCCTGAGTCTTTGAAAGTCAAAGGCGCTGGCTCTGTGTTCCAAGACACATACCAAAAGGCATTGGCTCAATCTTTGTCCACTGACTTGCAATTGGAAGCCAGCAGCGAACTGACAAACATTACAAACCAGTTTCAAACTGGTCGTTTGTCAATGCAACAGGCAAAGCAAAAGATGGTTGACCTAATGGATGGTCAGTCTGCTTTGATGGTGTCTATCAGCCCAGAAGTTTCTTTGTCTCACCGTGGCACTATGGCTACGATGGCAAACACTGCCTTCAAGAAGATTTCTGACATTGAGCGTGACACATACATTGGCATCGAAAAAGCCAAGTATGAGACATCATTGAATGGCTTGGCTGCTCGTATTGAAGATGTGATTAAGTATCAGTCTGGAAGCATTGATCCTGAGACTGGTAAAGCAGTTGACATCGGTTTGATGATTGCTGCTGAGTTGAAGCCTTTTGCTGAGTCTGTTCGCAAACTCAATGGCGACAACACTTTCTACAGCAAAGCACTTGAGATTTCAAACAAAGCCAAGATTGGCGCATTGCAGGCTTTGGCTAACGACAAGACGTTTGCTCCAAGTCCAGGTGTTGCGGTGCAGAAGTTCCAATCTGGTGACTTCGGTAAGCTGACTCCAATCTACAACAGCTTGAGCCAAGAGCAAAAGAACGACTTGCGTAACAAAACAATCGGATACTTCTCTGATGTGCAGACTGCTCGTGATCTTGGCAAACGTGCTGAAGACAATGCTAACGACCAGAACTGGCGTGTGCTTAGTCTTGAACTGGTTAATCCTTCTACATCAATGGCTCGTCGTGAGGAAATCACGAAGCAAGGTGTTCGCATGGGTAAGGTCAACCCACTTGAGGCTGGTAAGTACATGGCTCCAGTTGAAGGCCCAGGCAACTCTACGCTGTATGGTCAGTTGATTGACCAAGTAAACCGCAAGTTGATTACAAGCACAGAAGCCGCTGTAAAGTTCCAAGATCAGTTGTCTGCTCACCAGTACACATCATTGGTTAACGCCATCAATAGCGACCAAGGTAAGGATGCTGACTCCATGCTTCGTCGTCGTGCTGGCACAAAAGACAATATGTTTGCTACGCAAGACAATCGTGCTATTGAGACAAAGTTGCTTTCAATGTATACGACCGAGTTGCAAACGTACACGCTTGATCCAAACGGCGTCAAGGTGTTTAAGACTCCAGTTGAAGCTGCTGAATCTGCCATCCGCAGATTTGATGCCGACAAGGACAACACTAAGAAGACTCAAAAGCAAGAGGCTGCGACCACTGCAATTGAGACAACTCTTAAAGCAAAAGGCATTACGATGCCTACCAATGTTCCTGTTGACCAGATTGACTTCACTCAATACAAGAGCTTGAGCCAAGACTTGATTGATGAGTTGCGTAAGCAACAAGAAGAAATCAAGAAGAACCGTATTAACTAAGGAATAGCAATGAGCATCGAACGTGAATTGCTTAAAAACTGGACAGAGACTACCTATCAAGAGCCAGAGGTTCAGCTTGCTGCTGGACCTGCTCGACTTGAGTTGACTGGTATGGCTGTGCCTGATACAGAGACTCCTGCGTTCACAATGCCTGGCATGGGCAAGCGCAGCCAAAAAAGCGAAGTAGGACAGAATCTTCCTGTGCTTGCGGCTGATGCGGCTGCTGGCGCTGGCAAGGGATTGGTAAGCGGTATCGCAGGCTTTGCTGGTGACATCGAGTCGCTGTACCAAGGTGTCAAAGGTCTAATTACCCGTGGCGGTGATGAAGGCGCTTTGGATGCTTTCCTGAAAGGCATGGCTCAGAAGACCATTGCTCCTACCAGCGAAGATGTCAGCAAATGGCTTGATGCCAATGTTGGCCCTGTTGTTCCTGCTAATTCAGGCATGAGTCCTGAGATGCAGAAGGCTCGTGAAGGCGCTGCTGGAGCTGGAGAGTTTGCTGGTCAATTGGCTGCTGACCCAACGGCAGCTATTAAAGCAACAAAGTTTGTCACTGGTGTTTTGAAGGGCTTTAAGTCTGTAAAAGCAAATGACATTCCAGCCTTGTTTTCTCACGGAACTAGCGAAGCAAGTGCCAATGCAATCATGGAATCTGGCAAGTTTGATGTGTCTAATGCTGAACGCAAATACACATACTCACAGTTTGGTCGCCAAGCGGCTTACTTAACCCCAGAAAAAGGGTGGTGGCTTGATGCTGAACGAGCAGCAAACTCAAGGGCGGTAACTTACGATTCTGCTGTTGACGCAAAGATTGATCCAAAAGCAAAGATTGTTCGCATTGATTCAGAGCAAGAATTGAACCAACTTGCCAAAAAAGCTGGATTTGTTGATGCTTATGACATGATGGGTTCTCTTTCTGTTGACAGCATTGATTACATTAAGGATGCTCGTAAAGCTAAATCAATGACTTTTGATGAGTTTGTTGCTGACATGAGAAAAGATTACCCGTCTGAATCATTAAATTCAATAAGGGACTTTTACAATCAAATGCAAACCTTTGAAGAACGTGCTTTTTCAGAGTCAGACAAGGCTACAAAGCAACTGATTGACGCTGGAATTGATGGAATCTACATTAGCAATAAATTTAATCCAGAAGAATATAGGCATTGGCATCCTGCATCTGACCAGCTTGCCATGTTTAGACCTGAATTGATTAAGCCAGTGGGGAAAAGGTCGCTGAAAAACTCGACTTCTAGTACAATTCCGACATCTCAGCAGGAGCCGAAATAATGGCTATAGCCCCAATTGACCAGCGTTTGAATGAAATGACGCAAGACTCTGCAAACCTGATTCGCAGGGAGGATTTAGCGTCTACTCAGTCAGTTGAGACTGCTGACCCGCTTGCTGCACTTGCCCCACAACCAGAGATGCAAGACCCTGGCGTTCAAGTCGCTGGTCCTGGCGGCTTTGGCAAGATGGTTGAAAAGGCTGTCACTGGCATCAAGGATGTCACTGAGGCTGTTGGCAAACTGAAAATTGGCGAGAAGCCACCAGCTCCACCTACAAAGGCTGCACAAGACGCTGCTGACATTGCTGATTTGCAGAAAGTCACTACCAATGCTGGCATTGCAACCAAGACTGAAGGCAAGATTGCTGGCAAGATTGAAAAGGCCAAAGATGGCTTGCCAACTCCAGAGCAAGTGATTGCTGAAAAGCCAAGCGTGGCTGGTATGACTGGCGAGACAATCCCAGAAGTACCATTCAATATGCCATTGATGGACACCACAGAGTCAATCAAGCAGACCATGCTGACATTGGCTAAGAATGTGGAAACCAAGCGTGGCACATTTGCTGACTGGAAAGAAGCTGCTGATGCTTCTGGCTTTGGCTCTAAGTTCATTGACGACCTGACTAGCGGTAAGCTAGAAGTCAGCCCTGAAAACGTCATCTTGGCTAGTCGCGCTCACATCGGTGCTATGGAGCATCTTGACAATCTTCTTACAAAAGTTGCAGACGGTACAGCTAGTGACGTTGACAAGGCTGAAGCCGTGCAAACAATGGCTTTTGCTCACCTGATCCAGCAAGAAGTCAAAGGCTACACAACCAACATTGCTCAATCGCTGGCTGCTATGCGTATGCCACGCGAATCATCTACTGACATTGCTGCCTTGATGGAGACATTTGGTAGCCAGACTGACATCACCAAGTTTGCTCAAGCCTATCTCAGTGTGAAGACACCTGAAGGTAAGGCTCAGATGATTAAGGAAATGGCAGAAGGCAACACTTGGGAGAAGATGTTTACTGTCTATGTGAACAACATTCTTGGTCTTGGCTCTGTCGTTAAGAACACTTTGTCAAACACAGTGTTCATGCCTTGGCGCATGGGTGAGCGTACATTGGCATCTGCCATTGGCTCTGCCCGTACTGCTGTCGGATTGGGTGCTGAAGAAGCCTACCTGTTTGGCGAAGTGCCAGCAATGATGTCGTCTATTCCTACTGGCCTCAATAGTGGCTGGCAGATGATGGCTCATGCTTGGAACACTGGTGTGCCAAAAGGCTGGG